CTATCTTCTCACCTTCATATGTCGGGTGTTTTTTGGCATCCGACATTCTACACATATAAAACCTTAACATCTAAATTCTTTGCTGATTTGTTCTTGACTCTGTTTATCAATCTCATCTTACCTTTCATCATACGATAGCTTTTCATCTTGACATCATATAAATCCACGGTCCCCGTTTCACTGTTCACGACAACCAGGTCCGCTGGACCCTTACCACCTAAATCATAATAGACGTGCGTATTTGGCTTTCCTAGGAAGTCTATGGCCGCTAACAGCTCAGCACGAATACCTTTTTGTTGTTTACTTGTTTCCATGATAGACAATTACAACCGCTGTACAGTTAGGACATGATAAGTTTGTCATGATCATATGTTCTTCTTCATCGTTGTCTTCCCATTCAGTGTCGTGGTCACCGCCCCATATTAATTCGTGGTTGCAGCTCCAACACTTCATACAACTATCCTGTACGTCTCGTCGAGTTTTTTAAATACAACCTTACCATTTACTTTTTGTTCAAACTTGTGATGGCATGTTAAACATTCGTAAATGCGTCGATCGCCTTTTGGTATACGAATAAACGGTACGTAGTTATCGCAATTATCACAAATGCCCAGCGTTATCTCTGCTGGTGATTCTTCAGTGTATGTCACCCCAACAACTCCCTTCTTCATAATCTACTTTGTTTGGAACTTGCAGTTCCACAGCTTCTTCCATAATTCTAATGATCTTATCTGCATCCTCCAATGATGCAATGGATATATCAAGTTCGTCATGAATTTGTACATGGGGTATAACTCCTTCTCGGTATAAGGCCAGCATAGCCATCTTTGTCATGTCTGCCGCTGATCCTTGTATTAGTTTGTTTAATGCTTTGTATGTAAATGCTCTCTTAATCCCCGGTCCGTGCTCCCTTAACGCATCAGCGTGGGGTAGTGGTTTCTTGATACCGAATCCGTGTGGCTCCCATAGATCAAAATGGCAAAGCCTGCCACCGATCGTGCGTATCTTACCGCTGTCATCTGCGCGTCTTGCGACTGCATCTGACAACATACGTACAAACGGTGCTTTCTGATTGTAGGTCTTGATTAGTTTCTCAGCAGCTTCTTTGAGAAGTCCTAATTCAGCCATCAGCTTGTTCTTGCCCATGCCATACATTAATCCTAAGTTAATAGTTTTTGCTTGCTTACGTTCGATGCCGGCCATGTCCGCGATCATCTGATGGAAGTCAGCGTCGCCTGAATTGTAGCCGTCAACAATAGTTTGTGTTCCTTCTAGCTTTAACAGAGATGCAAAGTGCACAACAATACGTGGTTCTTGCTGACTGTAGTCAAAGCAGCCCCACTTGTGGCCCTCTTCTGGTATAAATAGTGACCGAATCAACGGTCCGAGTTCCTTGTGTCGTGCCGGTATTTGCTGCAGGTTCGGGTTAGAATAACTAAATCGTCCTGTCACTGTACCGCCGTCATCACTACGAATTTGATTGATATCTGAGTGTATACGTCCTTTATGATTGTGTTTTAATATCGTATCAATAAACGTAGTGTTGGCTTTGTTAATCTCTCGAGCTTGATTAATTAGTTTTGGCAACTCGTGTGGATGAGTCGCCAGGAAATTTTTTGTAAATGATGGTGCACCTTTTTCTGTGCGATCGTACGGTAGCTTAACTATGTCAAATGCTTTTGCAATAGATGCAGCAGCCCATATCTCTACATCAAAACCTGCTAGCTTTTTTATATCGCGGTGCATTTCTTTTTCTGCATCGACCAGTTGTGCCTTTGTAGCTTCTGCTTTTGCAACGTCAACACGTACACCTTTAAACTTCATGTCTACCAAACATGGAAACAAATTAGTTTCTAAATTAAATACATCCCATAAATCTTGTTTAGATATTTCGTGCTGTAGTGCATGCCATAATTTTAACGTTACAACTGCGTCTTGTTCTGCATACTCACCAACCAATGGCGCCGGAAGTCTCCACATTTCTGACTTGGGATTGATACCCCATTCTTTCGCTGCTTCTTGTAAAATCTTTTCGTTCTTACCCATGCCTACATATTCTTTACCAAGTGCATTCAATGCATAACCCCATCTGTTTTCATCTATCAGTGACGCAGCAATCAATGTGTCAATGATACCACCACGGATTTGATAACCCATAGAACGTATCCAGGATACATCGTACATTGCATTGTGAAATATTTTTGTAGAGTCGGTATGTAAAACTTCTTCGAACCAATCTAATACTAATGCGCGGTCCATGTTCCCACCACCTTCGTGATTGATTGGAAAATAACCTGACCATCCTTCTACTGCAACTGCAATACCAATCACTTCACCGTCACCACGTACAGAACCAGATCCCATTGTTAATAAATTTGGATCTCTTGTTTCTAAGTCTATTGCAATTTCTTTGCGGTCAGACAAATCTGGTAAGTTTGTCGGTGGAACCCATTCTGTTTCGGGTTTAAACATTGGCATCTGTAGCGGCTTATTCATCAGTTATTTGTTTCGTAGTTACGTCCCATTAAACTTTTGTTTTTTTCTTTTTTGTAATAATTTTCTGCTTCTCCAATTATTTCTTTTAACATTGTGCTGTTACACCAAGGCTTACCACAAATATGGTCTACCCAATCTAACATTCGAGCTCCTGGATTAGAGTCATCATAAAATAATTCAATATAATAATCACCACCATCTTTTAATTCTTGTTCTGTTGGTTTTTCAAATCTTGGATTAAAAAAAATGTTTAAAGCATAAGCTTTTTTATCTTTTGTTGGCCAAACATATCTTGGGTAAAAATATTTATCCATATCTGTTGCAAACTCAATACCCATAAATCTACCACCAATTTTTTTTGGAATTTTTCCGGTTAACTCCATCCAATACTCATTAGAGTCAGTAACAACTTCTCTACCGCTTTCGATAAATTTTACTTTGTTTCTGTTTTCACCGTAACGATTGTCAAATTCTTCATTCATTTTAATAATCCCTTTCTATTATCATTTCTATATAATGTATTGCTTTCTCTAAATCTTGCTTACCGCTGCCCTTATGAGGATGTCTCATAATATACTTTATAGCATTTCCCTCAGCAAATAACAATTTGTTTTTATTGATGAATTCCGCGGGTTGTATCTTGTATCGATTGTAATGACTACCGCCGATTTGTTTTTTTAACGACTTCATAGTACGTATGCCCTTTCATAATTTCTTGGTTCTAATATGTGCAAGTTTTCTTTTGCTCTTGTCACTGCTACATAAAATAACCTGTGTAGCTCGTCTGGTTCCCGATCGTTTTGATCAACACTAGACTTAGTAATATCAGGAAGTAATAATACATTGTCCGCTTCACCTCCCTTCGCTCCGTGTATAGTTGACATTGTAATTCGTGGTGTTTGTGAAATCTTTTCTTTGTTAGCTAACATGTTTCGTATGTAGTTCTCTGTGTTTGTATCTATCTTTGTAAATGCTTCGTACCAAACTTTATTAGTTTGCAATCCGTGTTCCGCGACGCAGTCTTCTTGTGTATATGTCAAATCATTATTCATAGTTTTACCGGTGCGATAACCGCGTGTTACGTTTTCACCAAGATAAGAATAAATATTTTTTATTTGTATAACATTTAACATACTACCCTTTGACCATTCTTGCCAGTGTTGTATAGCCATTAATAAATCTACAGGAATAGAGTTTCGTCCTTTGTGAGAAAAATACCACCCCTGCAGCTCACATAAATCTTTTACATCATCTAAAAAATAATTTGCAGATGCCAACACTAGCCATTCGCCTTCGCTCATGTCTACTTGTGTAAGGTCTGAATACCTGTTCAATTTACCAGTGGCTTCTTTTGGTTTGTATGTCTTGTCAAAACGATGGTTGACTCGTTCTATTATACTTTGTGATAGCTCGTGTATCGGTCCACCAGGAATACGGTAAGACTGCTTCAGTGTATCTATGTGGTCTACTTCTTCTTTAAGAGCGATAAAAGAATCAACATCAGCACCAGCCCATTTAAATATAGCTTGATCATCGTCCCCTGCAATGTAGGTTTTGTCAGCTTTCGACCAAAGAGACCTGACCATTCGCCACTGCAAAGGTGAGAGGTCCTGTGCCTCGTCAATAAATAATACGTCAAAAGATGGTGATATATCTTGTTCAACAAATCTTTCCAACATGTCAGCATAATCTATCATTCCTTTCTCTTGCTTATACCGCTTTAGTTCTCGCTCTATTAAATATAACGTATCGCGTTCAATATCAAGATAATGATTATTATCGTCATACAAGTCCATCACATCGCGCTCTGTAACTCTAGCTTTGTTTATCATTGATAGATATTCATTGTCAGATGTAAATGTACCGTCAGAATCAGAATTTGTTGCGTGCCGTAGTCTTATGTTGATACCAACCTTAGATCCAAAGTCTTTGTAGTCACGTGTCTGCATAACCTGCTCACGTTTTACACCTAGTGTTCTAAATGCTAGTGAGTGTAATGTTCTAAAGAAAGGTAAATCATCTTGTGCGTCAAGATTAAACTTTTCTGCAGCTCTACCTGATGCTTCTTCTGCGGCCTTACGTGTAAAAGAAAAGTATCCTATTCTTTTAGAATCAACACCGGCTTTTAAAAACTGATCTACTAAATCTAATAGTGTGGTTGTTTTACCTGTACCTGGTGGTCCTAAAATAATAGTTTTCATTAAAACGGACTCTCCTGGTATTTGACATGAGACACATCTGGTTTGTATGTCTTCATCGCTTGTATCTTAACAACTCGTGGTGTTTGATTCTTTAAAGTCATTCTAACTTCTTCTTCAAATATTTTTAGTTGTTTAATTAAATTACCTGTTTTTATTTTATCTAGTTCCCAGTTATTTCTTTTTGCAAAACTATAAAAGTCTTCCATTCTAAAATATGTGTAGCCCTCGTCGGTCCATGCAGCTTTATTAAGTATATCGTCTTTCGTACGCGCTATAGCTCTGTGCACTGTAAAATCATACAATAAATTTTCTATTTGGTTTTGTGGACTCAATGACTCAAGAGGTTCTATCTCTTGTAAATTACCCATCAAAGGTTTTACATAAACCTCTCTCCAATCTTTTGCTTTAGGTATTGGTGATACAATGTTTGCTTGATCTAATACTGCTATAGCAAACAAATTAGGATTGTGTAGCTGTTCTGTTTTTAATTCTACTCTCTTGCTGTCTACATCTAAAAACCATTGTGGTGGATTAGAATTTATTTTTGACAACGTACCAAACTCTGGCATTTGCTCTTCTTCAAAACCCACACCAAACTTTTTTGTTCTACATTTTGCAGCATTGCACACACCACATATTGGTTGGTCTTTACATCTGTACTTATCATAGCCACGTTTACCAATAGAATTCATCAACTGTTTTACTTCTTGAAAACTTAATGGTGGATCCATGTACTTTTGATTAGACGACATCACATCGTTTTCCCATGTGTCTGGGTTAGCTTGCTTGTGATACACTGCTACATTAAACAATGCATTGTTTCGTGAGCCTTCACCAAAACCTTCGTCCGCTAATTTATTTAAGCAAGGTGGTCCATCTTTAAATGCCTCGTTAGTTTCAACTTTTTTTACAGCAACTATCGCTTCTATCTGTTCTCGTGTCTGTACCCATTCATCGTATATAGAATAGAATGATTCTAAACTAGCCGCGTTTCCCTCTGCATCAAAAGTATAGCGCAATCCCCTAATTCCACCGTGGTATGGTAAATTTAAAAAGTTACCTGTATCACCACGTTCAACTAATATTTCAGTTTGTTTCGGAAATATCTCACTGCCTGCGTAACCTAAAGCTTCTGACATCATCTTTAGTTTTGACTGCATTAATGCAGCCGGTATGTATTCTGTTACAAATAAAAATAGATGTGCACCACCAGATTTTGACCTAAATGTTACTAATGGGAATTTATGGGACTTGATAGAAGCTGTTATTTTTTTGTGGTCTAACCCTTTGTACTCGTCAACGTCTATGCAACCCCAACGACACTCGTTTTCTTCATTAATAGGTATGACACCCAATGCAGGTTCCTTACCATCAAGATGGTCTTGCCAAAAAGTATCTGGTATTGGTTCACGTTTTATAAATGCTTTTCCTATGGCCTTACCTTTGTCCGTAGTTTCACCAGATAAAACTAGCTGACCATAAGCGCTCTTGTTTCCTTCAAATATTTCTTTAAATTTCATTTCTTCTTTCTAACTTTCTCATTTGTTTTATTGTAATAGCTATTACTACATGGTGCTGAACAATATTTTTTTAGTTTTTGTGATGGGTGATGTATTCTAAATGTAGTGCCACATTTAATACATGTCTTTTCTTCATCAATCATATATAATCCTTTCTCGTAGCCCCCAGTACGGGGGAGTAAACTAGGGGCTACACCATAGTTAAAACGGTACGTCTTCCTTAGATTCTGTACTGTCATTACCATGTTTTGCCTTCACGTCTCCCGTAGAAACACTGTCAGCAAAACTCTTTGCGGACTCGTACATTGCTTTGTCTTGTACAGGTCCAACCTTTTCAACACTCCAACCAAACCAAGTTCCCTTGTCATTTGATTGCTCTACTGTTTTAAGGTTATACACGTGACTGTAAGCCGCTGGTGTAAACAAACCATTTTTACCTTTTAGTTTGATACTGGCCATCATTGCATTCCAATTACGACTCACTTTAAGTTGCGTTGACTTCATAGAAATCAATGCTGTTTGCATATCTTCAGTCAATACAAAGTATGATGCTGTGTTTTCAAGATAGTTACCATTGTCTAGTCTATCTTTATAACTTGCATCACGCTTAGATTGCTTGATGATACCACTGTTGGCCGCATGAATTGCAACAGGAGCACTTGTGCCCTGTCCTCTATCCGACCACTCAACATACTCACGTTTATAATAACATGGAATTATGT